GGCGTCGTGCTGGAGCCCATGTGCGCATGCGTCTTTGAGGGTTTTGGCGGATTCCGCAAACTCATACCAACTAGGGATCTATGAACCTGGAAGAAAAAATCGTCGCTTACGCCGTAGAACTGAGGACAGCTCAGAAGCGGCGCCTTGCTTGCCCTGACGGGGCGGCCAAGGATGCGGCGGGCCACCTTGAACTGGTGGCTCGCAAAAAGCTTAACGAGTTCGTTGACCTTTACCTGCACGCTCAGGCAAAGGTTGAGGCGGTCGAGCCGCTGAAGGAGCGTTGAATATGAACGCTCTTGAAAAGACCACGGCCATGCGTGCAGCGGAAGTTATCCGCGAACTTCGCACACCGGCTGAGAAGCGTGAGATGGCACACCACCTGTGCCGCTACCTCGTCGCGATCCTGTCGCGCGGCCAGCGCCCTAATCATCACTGAGGGGCGCTCATGCACTACTACTCCCACCACATCGGCGACTTTGACCGTGGCACCCGCCACCTGTCGCGCATCGAGCGCAGTATCTATCTCGACCTGATCTTCCAGTACTACGAGACCGAAGGCGCGCTCACCCTGGACGTGTCGGCCCTGTGCCGCAAGATTGTCGCCCGTACCGAGGAAGAGAAAGCCGCCGTCCTGGCAGTGCTGGACGAATTCTTTCACGAGACCCCGAACGGCTGGTATCACGACCGCTGCGAAGAGGAGATTGCAGCCTATCGCACGAAGGCTGGCAAAGCATCTTCCGCTGGCAAGGCATCTGCTGCAGCTCGTGCCGAGCGTCGTAAGTCTGCTATGGGCGAAGCTCCAACGGGTGTTGAGCGCAGATCTAGCGAAGACTCAACGGACGCTCAACAGACGTTCAACGAACGTTCAACGGACGTTGACTCCAAGTTGAACTTGGTCTCAACACAGACTCAACATGGCTCCAACGTCTTGGCAACCAACCAGGAACCAAGAACCAAGAACCATAAGCCAGAGAAGAGCAGCGCACGCGCTTCGCGCCTGCCTCTCGACTGGACGCCTTCGGCTGAAGACTTGGATTACTGCCAAACCCAAAGGCCAGAGCTAGACCCTGATCGCGTCTCGGAGAACTTCCGCGATTACTGGCACGCCAAGGCCGGCAAAGACGCCGCCAAGATCGATTGGGCTGCTGCCTGGCGGTCTTGGGTCCGGAATGAGCGCGCTGGGCCGCTGACGGTTCGTCCTGTTGCGAAACCTGCCGTGAAGGACTGGCAATGAACGCCGCGACTTTGCCGCAGAACGCGCAGCCGATCCTGCAAGCCCGCCTCAAGGGGATGAAGCCAGCCGACATGGTCATCGTTTCGATGATTGGCCCGGTGGCGACTGAAAACCCAGTCGTGTTTGCGAAGGCCGGCGTTAGCTACGACTGGCGTTGGGCGCGGGGGCTCGACCTGTGCCTTTACCTGAACGCCGAGGAAGAGTGGCCGGCGACTCTGCTGGAAATTGCCAAGGCAAGGCCCGACTATCTGAGCCTCTGGAGCGCGACCGAGGGCTGGGGCGCGCACGTGTACTTGGTCCCTACGCATCAGGACATCGTTAAGCCACCGTTCATGTGGAAGTTTGAACTCGACTTCCTGCCGTGGATGGACTTCCAGAACCAAGACTTCATCAACCGACGCATCTATGGCCGAGACGAAAGGGGGATGCCGTATGCAGCTCGTAACTGACGACATCGACTTTTCAGCCTACATGCAAGAGCAGGAAGTGCATGCGGTGCGTCCAGCGTCGAGCTGGCTGGAAGAAACGATTGCAGAGTTCCACGCCCCGGCAACCGGTATCCGCGCACCTGAAATGCTTTGGGCAAAAGCTCGTGAACGTATCCGCTTCCGTCCTGGCGAAGTTTCGCTGTGGGCTGGCGTCAACGGCCACGGCAAATCCATGTTTCTGTCGCAAGTCGTCCTCGATCTGTGCTACCAGGCCGAGCGCGTGATGGTTGCCAGCTTCGAGATGAAGCCAGTACGCCAGATGCACCGCATGAGCCGCCAGGCTTGCGGATCGCGCTTGCCTGACCGTGAGTGGCTGGAAGTCTTCCACCAGTGGACTGATGGACGCCTTTGGATCTACGACCACGTTGGCTCGGTCGAGTGGCGCAAGGTCATCGCTGTCATGCGCTACGCCGTGAAGAACTTCGGCATTCAGCATTTCGTGCTGGACTCGCTGATGAAGTGCGTCAAAGGCGAGGACGACTACAACGCGCAGAAGGACTTCGTCACCGAGCTGTGCGCGTTCGCTCAGGCCCACAACGTCCATATCCACCTTGTCCACCACGTGAAGAAGGGCGAGAGCGAGCACAAAGCGCCGGGCAAATTCGACGTGAAAGGCTCGGGCGCCATCACCGACCAAGTGGACAACCTCTTCATCGTCTGGCGCAACAAAAAGGCTGAGGAAGAGAACAACGGTGAGCCGACTTGCATCCTGGCCTGTGAGAAGCAGCGAAACGGAGAGTTTGAAGGGAAACTTGGCTTCTGGTTTGACGTGGACTCGCAGCAGTACGTCGAGCGCGTCGGAGAACTGCCGGTTAAGTACGGCGTAGATGGAACTGGCGGCCTGAAAGGCTACGCGCTGCCGGTTCGATATTTTCAACGAATTGGTTAAGGAGGACTAGGGATGAGCAAGCAATTCAAGCCTGGACAGGAAGTCATCGGCCAGCAATTTAAGTCTGCACCTGAATGGAACGGCCTTGAGGGCGTGGTGCTGGAGTATCTCGGATTCCGGCACTGCGGGCACCTTGGGCGCAGCTTAGGACATCACCACGCGTATTCGGTCAGGTGGAGCGATGGCTCTGTTGCTTCTGTAGTTGAAGGAAACCTCCGCCCTAAGCGTCCTCCCCGCCGCGACATAGACGAGAAAGTCAGCTGGGAGTCTGTCGGCTGGATGCCGATGGATGTGAAGCTGGACAAGGCGATCAAGCAGGCGTTGAGGGATCAAGTGAAGGAGCGGGCATGAGCACCAAGCGAGACAACACCGCACGCAACATCCTGGCGCCTCTCGCCCTGGTCGCTGGCAAGCAGCGTGTCGGTGAGGAAGACGCAGACGCAATCGCCCTGCCGCTGCTGTGCCACTTTGACGCCGCCAAGCGCGGACAGTGCAACAACGTCGGCCAGCAGCACCTGTACAAGCAGTTGCTAGCCGCCCAATGCGTGGCAGTCCGCACCAAGAGCCGCGCGTTCTATCAGATCACGGTAGACGCCTGCGATGCGCTGATGAAGGCCAGCATGCGCCCGACGAAGCTGCTGGATCTGACCACACGCGAGTACGAAACCATCAAGAAGGCCATCGGCTGGTACCTCAAGGCGCTGCCGATGCTGGAGGTGGGCGTTCTGTCCAACGCCTGTCAGTTCGCAGAAAAAATCATGGAAGTCACGCCCAACGCGGCCTAACCACACTACCAAGACTAGGGATAACAACATGAATAATCACGACGCAGTCAACCACCCCAAGCATTATGTCTCCCACCCATCGGGCGTGGAGTGCATCCAGGTCACGGAGCACATGGGCTTCAACCTGGGTAATGCGATGAAGTACATTTGGCGCGCAGACCTGAAGCACGACGCCGTCGAGGATCTGCAGAAGGCGGTGTGGTACATCCAGCGTGAACTGCAGAAGCGCGGTGCGGAGACCAAAGTAATCAATCCCGCTGACCTGAAGGCGTTTGGGCTGAAGGTTGCTCGAAAGGTGCGTCATCAGTGCTATACCGCCAGCGCGCGGACAATCTGCAATATTGATGTCGCCGCTATCGTTGAAGGAATGGGGGTGACGAAATGACCGAGATGACCCGCCTCGCGCCCCATACCGCAGCCGCCAAAGCTGCAATGCTGATCTACGCAGAAGGCCCGATGGACCGCGCCAAGCTGTTCTCGCGCGTTGACTTCGGATCGGGATCGGACACCCGCAAGAAGACGCTGGTACGCGCTGTACTCCACGGCTGGCTGACCGTTGACAACGATAAGGTGGACATCACGGCAAAGGCTCACATTGCTGTACGTGGGGAAGTACAGGAGACGACCAAGAAGTTTATCCCGACGCCAGCCACGCCGCGTAGCGTGAACCTGCTGCACCGCCCAGCCTACGTGCCGCCCAAGGTATTCCGTCGTGACGATCCCGAGTGGGCCAAGCGCCCCGACGGTTTCCGCTTCCATACGGTGGCCTGATTGCGTAGGGCGAGCATTGAGCACGTCGCCAAGCCGAAGAAATGCAAGGTGTGTCGGGGAGAGTTCGCGCCCCGCACGCCGATGCAGGTAGTGTGCGGCATCACATGCGCAAAGACGGTAGCCGCCAAGGTCCGCGAGAAGAAGGAGGCGGATGCAGCGAAGACGGAGCGCAAGGCGGACAGGGCGAAGCGTGAGGCACTCAAGACGCGCAGCGACCATGTACGTGATGCACAGGTAGCGTTCAACGCGTACATCCGCCTACGTGACCAACTGGCAGGCCATGCATGCATCTGCTGCAATCAACCTTTGGACTGGTCTGGCAACAACGTCGATGCTGGTCACTACCGCAGCCGAGGCAGCGCGCCGCATCTTCGCTTCGATGAGGCCAACTGTCATGCTCAGACGAAGAAGTGCAATTTGTACGGCGCAGGCAGGGCAGTGGACTACCGCATAGGCCTGATAAAGCGCATCGGACTTGATGTTGTAGAAGCGCTGGAGAGTGATCAAACGCCGCGCAAATGGTCGGTCGCCGAGCTGGTAGAAATCAAAACGACATATCGAAAGAAGCTCAGGGATTTACAGGCGAAAAACAGTATAAATAGTTTCCAAAAAGCTTGACTCTATACTGTTTTCGCCCATACTTATAAATAAGAAACAAGCTTCCCCACCCGCTCCAAACTGCCAGTCATCGGTAGCCGCACACGGGTAAATGTGCGGGTGATCAGACGTTAGGCGCAGATGAGATGACAGCGCCCGATTGACTGGCGTAACCAGTCACCACACGCATGCGTATTCGGTTGCTGGGTAGCTCCCAGTTCGGAATATACGGGTTGATCGCCGGAGAGGGTTCGAATCCCTTCCTGAGTACGCAGCCGTGTGGTCAATGGGTGAGAGCCGAATATTGGTTAAGTCGGCGCGGACTGTAAATCCGTGGTGCTCTCGAAGCGGTGGAGGTTCAATTCCTTCCTCACCCACCACAAAGTGTCTCCATTTTCCGCTCTAGGGTGGAGAATCTTGCCCGTTACGGCGGGCTCTTTTTATACGAGGTGTGTGTGCAGATTGTGAAGCGAATTCGACCCGCCGAAATGCTGCCAGCGTTCTACGGAATTGCTTGGCGCGATTGGCTGAGAGACGAAGCAATCTGTCTTCCTGTCCCGCTCAATGTCTTGGCTCGCCTCGCTCGCGCCGGTTGGGTATGGCTGCGAGTTGGCGGCTTGGATGTTCCACTTAATTCTCGTGATGCGTACGAGCAGGGACTCAGGGATGGCGCCACCAAGCATTGACACCATCCGCGACTGGCTAGCATCCAACATGCCCAGCTTGTCATCGGAGACGGAGAATATGAGCGAGAGAGAGTGTCACGCCAAGCTCTGTGAGTATGTCGAGATGGACTACGAGTACGGCGAGCTGGTGAATCTGCGGGTGCTGCATCGGAAACTGAAGCAATCACATTTTGGAGGGTAGGGGATGGTGGACGAGATTAAAGAGCTGATCGGAATGCTGGAAAAGCTGCCTAGCTTGGCCCTGTGGGTTATTGCTGCGTTTTGGGCTTACAAGGTCATTTTTATTGGCTCGATCTACGGCCTCATCCGCTTTGCAATCGACAAGGGCCACTCGTGGGCAGTCAACCCAAAGCGCAGGCTAATTGAGATTGATGTGGTACTTGACGGCGAGGTGATGCCGGAATCGAAGCTAGCATTGATCAGCGAACTGCGCCGCTTGAAGTCTCCTGGGCTCAGTTTCATCCATGGCTCGGACGTCGACCGCCTGCGTGCGGCCATCGACAAGCTCGTAGCTGACCGTAAGTGAGGCTGAGTATGGAATACATCTACGCCTTTGTCGTCTACGTGCTGATTGTCGGCGCGATCCTGGCTCTGTTTGGCTGCACTGAGGACGATGCTAGTCAATGTGCGGAGCCGTCTTATGAGTGAGATCGTGCTCTATTTCGCGGCCTCAGTCTTGGCGATATGCGTCATCGTTGGCGTCGGGATGATGCGCATTATTTACGTGAAGGCGAGAGGGGCTGATAGGAATGGTTGACTACGAACTACTCACTCTCGCAGCACGAGCAGCAGGGATCACTCTTACCTGGCCTGATGGAGAGAACGATCACCCAAGGGTGACGGATAAGGATGGGGCGGTGTGGATCTGGAACCCGGTGGACTTCGACGGGGATGCGTTTAGGCTGGGTGTGGACTTGAACGCGTTCGACCACATTTGGTTTGGCATAGAGCTGTCTGACGCAAGGCAAGTTGTGGAAGACGAGCATGCTGCGTATCGTCTAGCCATCACCCGAGCAGCCGCAGAGATTGGCAAGACTATCAGCTAACGATAGAATCGATGATCGAAAAGAACATGGAGAGACAGGGATGAGCAACGCAGCATGGAACGGTGGCGGTCAAAGTGGAAGCGGCGGCGCCGGAACGGTCCGCTGCGCCACCTGCCAAAAGGAGATTTTCCCTGCAGGCTGTCTGCCGGGTGTCGGCTACTACCGCAGCAACTACTGCGAGTGCACGAAGGTACAACGCCCTCAGGTACCGATGAGGCCTGGCGAAGCCGAAAGCCTGCGTACAACCGCTGCTCGGTGGTTCGAGCACCCGAGCCCGATCACACAGTGCGAGCGTGAGATGCAGTACCAGGCGTACAAAGCACGGCTGATGCTGGAGCTGGGATTGAGCAAAGAGAGACAGGGATGAAGGTTGCGGAACTCGATGACGTACAGCTCGACTACTGGGTCGCGCAGGCCGAAGAACTCGAGGTCAAGCCGTACATGGGTGGCCTCTTCCTGGCAAACGGCCAATGGTACCGCCCGTCCGCTAGCTGGTCGCAGGCTGGGCCGATCATCGGGCGCGAGCGTATTGCGGTGTGGGCTGGTAAAGGCAAGTGGTGTGCTACGCATCCAGCGACCATGGGGACGGCATACGACGGCCAGAGCGACTATATCGATGTCAGCGACTACGACAGTTCATGCGGCTCAAGGCCACTCATTGCTGCGATGCGTGCTTATGTCGCATCCAAGTATGGTGATGAAGTACCCGACGAGATGAAGTAACAACAACGAGGCCGGATACGCTGTGAAGCGCTCCGGAAATCAATGGAGATTGAAAAAGAATCAAAGGGAATCAAAGGTGGCAAGCGCCCTGGTGCAGGACGTAAGCCCGGTGTCCCGAACAAAACGACGCAAGAGACGCGCGAGGCGATCAAGGCATCCGGCCTGACGCCTCTGGACTTCATGTTGGAAGTGATGCGCGATGAGGGTGAGGATCTGCCGCGTCGTCTCGCTGCTGCCAACATGGCGGCTCCCTACGTTCACGCCAAGCTATCCAGTGTCGAGGTATCGGGCAAGGATGGCGAAGCTATCGAAACCGTGACCCGCATTGAGTTGGTCCCCATGAAGGCAGGATGACTGCCACTCGCATTGAGATCCCCGATAAGCTGATTCCCGTCTTCGATGGGGAGGCTGACGTACGCGGCTCCTACGGTGGGCGAGGCTCAGGTAAGACGCGCTCATTCGCCAAGATGATTGCGGTACGGGGCTACATGTACGGTATGTCCGGCGTCACCGGCCAGCTACTGTGCGCCCGCCAGTTCATGAACTCCCTGGAAGATTCGAGCCTTGAGGAATGTAAGCGCGCCATTGAGGACGAGCCATTTCTGAGGGCTTACTATGAGATAGGCGAGAAGTACATCAAGAGCATCGATGGGCGTATCTGGTTCTCCTTCGTGGGCCTAGATCGCAACGTGGACAGCGTCAAGTCCAAGGGGCGCATTCTCATTTGCTGGGTGGACGAGGCCGAGCCAGTCACCGATGAAGCATTCCGCGTGCTTATCCCTACACTACGTGAAGAGGGTGATGGCTGGAATGCTGAACTGTGGGTGACGTGGAACCCGAAGCGCAAGACTGCTGCGGTAGAGAAGCGCTTCCGCCAATCGACCGACTTGCGCGTCAAGGTGGCGCAGCTCAACTGGCGCGACAATCCTAAGTTCCCTGCGAAGCTTGAGCGTGAACGCCTGCGAGACTTGGCTGAACGTCCCGAGCAGTACGACCACGTTTGGGAGGGCGGCTTTGCTACTGTGGTCGAGGGTGCATACTTCGCTGAGGCGCTGGCTAAGGCCAAGGCAGAGAGCCGAATCGGCCGCATTGCTGCTGACCCGTTGATGACCATTCGCCTGTTTGTTGACATCGGCGGCACTGGCGCAAAGGCTGACGCGTTCACTATTTGGGCGGCGCAGTTCATTGGCAAAGAGATCCGCGTGCTGGATTACTACGAGGTTCAGGGCCAGCCTATCGACTCGCACCTAGCCTGGATGCGCAGCCGCGGTTACACGTCTGACAGGGCTCAGATTTGGTTGCCACACGACGGCGCAACACAGGACAGGGTTATTGATGTCTCCTATGAATCGGCGTTCCAGAAGGCCGGCTACAACGTGACTGTGGTCCCCAACCAGGGCAAGGGCGCCGCTGCCGCACGCATCGAGCAAGTGCGCCTGATGTTCCCGCGTATCTGGTTCAACACTGAGACGACAGAGGCGGGTCGTGACGCGCTCGGCTTCTATCACGAGAAGCGAGATGCCGTGCGAAACATTGGCCTCGGCCCTGAGCATGACTGGTCTTCGCACGGTGCTGACTCGTTCGGCCTGATGTGCGTGGTCTACGAAGAGCCCAAGGAGTGGGGTGAGCTGAAATATAAGGATATGGGCTATGCCTAAATAGCTACAGCTTATTAATAATCGGCAATACGCCAGAGTTTCCGTATATAATTTAGTCAAACAACCTTTTGGGACAACGCTGTGAAGCGCCTCCCTAGAATATGGCCCGACTGACAGACGACGAGCTATTAGCGTTGACCGATGCCGAGATGCAGGATGCG